TTATGCCAAACAGTGTTGCCATCAACAAGACGAAACCCACCAATAAGATCATCCTCGTCGGTTTCAATGGTAATGTTCACGCGGATCAACTCCCTATTTAGAGCAGCACATGCTTGCTCAACAGAGAAAGTCTTACCGTTACCAGAGAGACCAGTAATAAAGGTTGGGTAGAAAATACCAGACTGAATAATCTTCTTCACATCAGTGAAGTTACCAAAGGGAACATAGTTGTCATCTTTGGAAGGAACAAGATTTTGCTCAACAGCAGGAACAGCAGCAGGTGCTTTGTAAGTCTGCTCAAGTTTTTCAGCAACAGTCAGGTTCCACTTGCCAATGCCTTTCTTGTAATCTTTGAGACGCTTCTTGACAGTAGCAAGAGAGCAGTTGAAATGCTCAGATGCTTGGAACAATTGCTTGGTGTTTACCTCAGTACCACAGTTGTCGGTAAGGTAAGAAACGAGGTCTTCTGTTGAAACAGGAACGGGAGCGAAAGGCATGTGTCTTGTGTGTTGTGTATGAATATATTATAGGGGTTACGGGTGCCTTGTGTGACACCCATGGACCAGTTTGTCAACTGACATACTCAATGAATGAACTGAGCAGTTTCTTGTTAGTGGACTTAGCACCAAGCATCTTCTTGAATGCTCTAGTGATCTCCCCTTTCTTAGCACCACTCTCTACATTGAATTCAGTGGTTTCATTCAAAGAGTTGTTAGAGATAGCATACAAGGCAGAGAATGCTTTGGGGTTAGCAATGATAGCAGACTTCTCTTTCTTCCATTGCTTTTGAACTTGAGAGTAACCCTCATAAGATGCATAGCGACCAACAAAACTTTGTAGTTGGGAACCAGAAAGAATACGGAAACCAAGAACATTTACACCTGGGTTGCGATCACGCAATTGCTTGAGGAAAGTGTTGGTTACGTTGTCATAATCAAAGGTCTCATAAGTGATACCAGTCTTACGATCACGAAGAGTTTGATAGTATTCAATGCGACGAGGAACAATGTGATACTCATCTTTGTGATCATTGTAAACTTCATGACCATAACCAATGTTGCAACTCTCACCGTCAGAAAGAATACAGATGTTGACTTTCTGCAGATCATTCTGTTTCTTGAATTCAGGGACAACATAGTTCATCATGACTACTGCTTCATTCAAAGGAGTGCCAGACAAACCAAGACCAGGGGCAGCGCGATAACCACTAGCATAACCATGACGATAGTAGTATGCTTCACGCCACAAGTTCTTGCACATACGCTCATAGTCACGAGCGTTGGAACGAGAAGAGACAAAGTTCATCAGGTGAAAATAACCTTCGTTCATGTGAACGATGTTCTTCTCCAGTCCATGACGCTGATACTCAACGTATTGATCCTCTTGACCATTCATGCAACGCTCAGCAAGAACCCACTCATTAGTAAATGCATAAACCTCAAACGGGATCTGAACTTTCTTACAGAATGCAGTCAGGTTCAACAGTTGTTTGACAGTAGAAAGAATTTCGTTTGCCATAGAACCAGACCAATCTAGAACAAAGATCATTCCATGGTTTTTGCCGTCAGGAACAACGGTTACTTTTTTGAAGAGATCTTCGTTATAACGATAAGTGTGTAACTTTGAAGTATCAAGCACACCAGTTTTAGATTGACCAGCACGAGCGTAAGCGTCAGCAGACTTACGACACTCAAACTCTTTGACAAGATAGTTTACCTCCTTCTGAGATTGCTTACGGAACTCGCTGTATTTGCTATCAGCATCTTCATACTTTTCTGGTTCTGTGCTGTTGACATCGATCCAATCATGAAGAGTAGTCCAATCAACGATATGTTTATCTAGGTCAACTTTCTCTGGAATTTCAACATAGATTGGAGAACGACCACTTTGAGTAGACAATCTTTCTGATGCACGATCAAATGCATTTTGAGTTTCTGAAGTGTCACCACCTTGATTACCATCAAAGTCAAACTCATCATCATCTTCTTCTTCGTCATCCCAATCATCTTCGTTCTGAATGGGACCAGCATTGTTGGTGCCTGCCTCTGGCATCTGTGGCATTTCTGCAGATGTTTGCTCATCACTTTGCTGCTCAGATTGTTCGGCATCGTTGCTTTCGGTTTCACCCTCTTCAGAATTCTGACCTGCGGGCATCTCTGCAACTTTCTCAGTTTGATTGCTGAAGTTGTACACGTCGTTAGCAATCTGCAGCACTTCATCAAAAGTTTCTGCAACATCAGTGCGAGCAACAAACACTTGCTCCTCAATAGAGAAGGGGATCATTGCACTAGCGCCGATCTTGAAGTGCAGGTTGATACGGTCAATCAGACTGAAGTTGCTAAGGTCATGACCATGAATATCAAAAAAGTCTTTGTCATTGAGTTCTCTGTAACCACCATTGAAAGACTTGCGAAGACCAGGATACTTACGCTTCATCAGTTTTTCAATGCGAGCATCTTCAATGACGTTCACAAAATCTTTAGGACAGTCAGCAATACCTCTCCAGTCATCGTTAGGAGTGAACAGAGCATGACCGACCTCGTGACCTACAAGCATGTCGTATACAGTTCCAGATGCTTTGTCCCACATAGGCAAAGTCAGCACACGACGGTCAACGTCGAAAGATGCAGTGCTGGTTTTGCGGTGCTCTACAATCAGGTTTTCTGTAGCGAGCAGTCTAGCAAGGTTGCCTTTGATTTCTTGGGTTTGCATGTGTCTCTGTGTCTGATGTATACATCATAACAAAGAAACGGACTAGCCAACCAGTCCGTGTGTCACTTCGTTAACTGTCTCCGATATGATACTAAAGTTCTTCACCTTCTCCACAGAGATGGTTCTATCGAACTTATCGTCTAGACCCTGCTTATGACTAATGACAAAGACCTTAGTGCTATCATCAAAGTTCCTGAGGATCCATCCTAGATCAGATGTACCTGACTGGTCAAGTGACCCGTCAAAGATTTCATCAAGGATCAATAGGTTAGTATCCACAGAATTCTTAAGCTTAGCGATAGAACGCCAAGTAAGCAGAAGAGCGATATCAATACGAGCTTTCTCTCCTTCACTAAAACTGTCATAGGAAAATACATCACGGTATCTAGATTTGATAATCTCCTCAAAGTTCTCGTCAAGGGTGAAATTGACATAGAACTCCATCCTTTGTAAGAATTCGTTAATCAACTTGTTCATGGTAGGAAGATAGGTTTTGATGATCCTGGTCTTGATACCATTGTCTTTGAGGAGTTGACCAGCAGTTGTAAGAACATCGCGGTCTTCTTTCAGGTTAGCATGTTGCTTACTCAAATCCTTTTTACTGTTTACAAGAAGTTGCAATTTATCATACTCTGCTTTCTTGTCTACATTATCTCCCTCCAGTTCTTTGATCTCATCTTGCAGTGCTTCCACTTGCTTGCGAATTGTCATCAACTGGAAATTAGTCTGAGAAATTGTAGTGTTGATATTGTTGACTTCAGTAGATAACTCAGTAAATTTATTGAACCTAGTTTCCTCTTCTTTAATCGCTTGAACAATATCATTGTATCCTGTTAGCAACTCATCTGATTTAGATTTGCCTGCAGAAATCTTTTCCTCGCGAAGTTCATCGGACAGTTCTTGTGTGCATGTAGGACACACATGATTGGACTCAAAGAACTCATGTTCTTTCTTACATGTGTTAAGTTTATGTGTCAACTTAATCATGTATGTGTTCAACTTATTGATTTTGTCACTTGCAGATTTATACTCCTGCATTTCTTCATTAAGATTTCCGATTTGTTGTGTTAGGAGAGACACATCTTCGGCACCTTGAAGTTCAGTTTTTTTATACTCGTTAACTTTCTCTTGCTTGCGATCAATCTCTTCTTGAGTTCTCTGCTGCAAGTTCAGCATGTTCTGCTTTTGCATTTCAATCTTGTCTTTGAGAAGATCAAGTTGATAATCAATCTCACGAAGTTCTTCATTGTTCTCTCTCATCTTATCCTTGAGTAGAACATTCATCGTAGAGAACACTTGGATGTCCAGGATGTCTTCGATAATATCACGACGCTGACCGCCTGGCAGTTTCATGAATGGGACAAATGTAGATGATCCCAGCACAACAATCTGTGTGAATGACTTGTAGTTCATCTTAAGAACATTGTTCTCAAAGTTCTTTTGTTGTTCTACAACAGTGCTCTCTTGGTTCCATACTTGACCATTGCAGTAGATCTCAAACACATTTGGTTTGATACCACGAACAACTTTGTATTCCATCTTGCCGATGCGAAACTCAATCTCGACCATACAGTCTTTCTCATTGATGCTATTGATCAACGATCCTTTACTGATCTTACGAAATGGTTTTCCAAACAGAGAAAAGGTAAGGGCATCCAAAATGGTGCTCTTACCTGCTCCGTTGCTACCAACGATTAGATTTGTTCTGCCTGCTTCTAGATCAATTTCACTAAACACATTACCCGTGGACAAGAAATTTTTCCAGCGGATTTTTTCAAAGATAATCATTCTTCAGGGTCATCAGGGGGTATCAAAAAATCGTCAGGTGTGATTATGGAAAACTTTTGTCCACGGTCTTGACATGCTCCAATTATAACATGATCTTCCATTTCCACAACCTGCATTGGTGGATAATCTTCATCATCTTCCATCATCATTAGGTATCTCTCTGCATCATCATTCTCTATAAAGATAGGAATGACCCTATCTTCTGCATCATCAAACACAGAGTATACACCATCTGGATGATTTTCTAGTGTTAGGACGAACATTAGACGACATTGCAGCTTTCAATATATAGTGTTCTCATCAAAGACTTCAATTCAGTCTTGTCTACGGCAATCTCTACCTCATCGATGTATTCGTTAAGGAGTGTCATTGTGTCCTTAGTTTCTAGATCTACGTCTTCTACATTGTCCGTATCAACTAGGGTCTCGACAATTTTGACATCATGTGCTCCTACGTTGTAAAGACGATCAACCAGTGTTTCAAACATCTGGTAGTCCCGTTTTTCTTCAACGATGATCTTGATGAACTTGTCCTTATAATCAGACACATCTTGTTTGTTGTAGTCCACACTTGCGTCGTCATAGAAGATTTTTTCAAAGATCTCGTAGGGATTTGGGATAAACTTAAGTCTATCACTTTCAGTATCGTAGATATGGAAACCGCGAGTGTCTTTATAATCATTCCAGAACATCTGATAAGGGTTGCCAAGATACTGAACGTTTGATTTCTTGGACTTGTGGTGGAAGTGTCCAGACCATACACGTTTAAAGTGTTTGAAGTCAGAGACTTTGAAACCACCATCAAAATTCATGCCTGGTGTAACTTCAAATCCATCACACTCCAAATGTCCACACATAATGTCTGCCTTACTATTGGCAATCATGTCTAGACATTCTTGATTGTTTTCTTTATTGATCCATGGCATCATCAAGAATACTTTCTTACCCATTAGAATTTCTTTTGGTTCAGAATAGATCTTAATGTTAGGATACTTTTCCAGAAGAAGTTCTGGTGAGTTGATCTTGTTTGTATTCTTATAATACGTGCAGTGATTACCGAGGATCATATGAACCTCGTAATCTACCAACCGTTTGAAATAATTTTCATCAACACGGTTAAAAGTATTATAGTCCATAGACTTTCGATTATCGAAAGTGTCACCAAGATCAAAGATGGTGCGGACACCTTCTCTTTCAAGCGTAGGAAAAAATACATTATCATAGAATTTCTGAAAATAGTTCCAGAAGTTAATATTGCCTTTGCGACCGTCTAGATGCTGGTCAGTAATGAGTGCGATTTTCATTGGGGTTTATGATCTTTCATACCATCATGATTGCCATCTCTAGGCAACTTACCTGACATTAGATAGTCTATCGTATCTTTACATCCACGCAAGTAATCTAATTGTTCCTTTTGTTTTTCTGCTTCTGCAGTATTCTTAGGAGTTTGCTCACTAATTTGTTTAATCCTCTTTGTAAATCTTTCAAAGAGTTGTTCATAATTTTCAGTTTGTTTCATAGTTTTCCTCCAACGGTCCCGTCATACGGGTCTGATGTGCGGCAGTTTGCCCAATTTGTAGCGACGCCTTCGAGATGGAACGGAGACATCGCCATGACAGCTTCCCTCGTACCGCCTGTGATGAGTTCCTTGCCATCCTTACCGTAGCTAGTCCACGTTCCAAATCGTTTTTTCTCAACACGGAACGCTCCATACTTTGTTTCAAACCATTCGTAGGTTTCATGATCTCCACTCATCGATTCATTTTAGTTTCAATGTTTTCTTTGATGCTACCCATGTCAGAATAGGAAGCGTTCATACCTGACATACTACCATCATATGTGTCAGTGTGCATAACTTCGTCATATCCTGATCGCTCTAGGATCTTACCTTTGATCTCTAGTTGCTTCTTTTCTTTTTGAATACGTCTAAGGAAAGCGTAGTAAATAATTTGTGTAAAATATGCGAACGGGTTCTTTGATTTCTCTGGATCAAAGTTGTCAATATACTGGAGGCAATTCTCAATGCCATCACAGATCATGTCTTCGCGGAACATGTAGTTGACAAAGTTTGGTTTATAAGATAGATGCGTAGCAATCTTTAGGAAACATTCTCCTAGGTAATTCGTGACACGAGGACGTGGTTGACCCAGTTCCTTGGCATCATGAACTTTCTGCCGATACTCAGTGATGGCAGCAAGGAACTCTTTGTTGTTTACATAGTATTCTGTCTTTTTACGGGTCATTACTGCAGGTGTCATGGTTTTGTACCATTATCATGTTACCAGTGTAACACGATGAATGATCTTTGTAAAGGGGGTTGACAAGACCTCAAAAACTCAGTACAATTAACCTTGTCGAGGTTCAATGGTCATACTAGCTTTTATTAAATATATCTTCTAAGGTCTTTTTCATATCTTGTACGGAACCTAGGTAACCAGATCCTCTGGGTAATTTGTTTGCTCTACCTGTTAGAGACTTACCACTCTCTAATCTTTGTAGTGTCTTTTCATAGAACTCTACAATCTGACCATCTACCTCTGTCATGGTCATGATGTGATCACGTTTAAGAATAAACATGTTATCAAACGTGGCGCTGATCCACTCTTTAAAAGAGAAACCAGATACTTCCAATTGCCCTCTCCTTTGTTTGGCACTCTCAACTTGGAGAGGGTTTTCTAGTAAAATTTTATCTTCATCCTCCAAGTAACAAACTTTGGAAACAATTTCCTCACCTGTTATTAATTTTACTGTTGCATAAAATTCTTCGTCCATATTATCCAGCTCTAAGGTTTACTCTTATCACCTCATACTTGAAATTTTCTTCATTATAAATGTTTACTCTTTCATTTAAATGTCTGAGTGTATAATTTTGACCGCCGATGTCATCAGCGATATCATATAAAGTTGCAATGTCTTTGCCTTCGCCTTTCCTGAGGACACGTCCGATGGATTGTAGGTTACGGATGCGCGACTTACTAGGGGAAGCAAAAATAATGTTGTGTAATCGTTTGATGTTGATGCCTGTAGAGAATGTTCCGTAAGATGCGATGATAACAGCGTTGTTCTCAGTCTCAGTAATCTGTCGAACTTCTTCTCGGTCTTCTACATCTGTACCACCATGCACAAAGAATAACTTGCGCGATGGATCTATAGTGCTATTTATCAACTCGTAAAGTGGTTCCCCATGCTTCTCGATATAGTTAAATAGAACTAGGGTATTACCCTCAATATCTTTGACAAGATTTTTGATCAGATTATTTCTGCCTTTATGTTCGACAAGATACTCCATCTCGTCAT